AAATTAATTCACCTGCAACCACTTCTTGAAGTTGTGCCGCAGTTGGATCACCACCATTTTGGTGTCTGTATGATTTTCTCACGTCTTCGTATAGATTGTTTAGGTCGTCTGCTTGAACCAAATCGCCAACACTCACAGATGAACTCTGCAGTGTTTGACCGTAACCTGAGTTACCTGTTCCTACGCCAAGTACTGAATCAACACTTGATCTTAAATTGTTGTATCTTGTTGCTGTTATAATTGCCATTGTATTCTTCTTCTATTGTAATATTTATAATTTAAGCATTACCTCGATATTTTTTATGGCATCATCTTCATTTGATTGTAATGCAAAGCCTACCAAATTGTTACCGTCAGTTGACGCTGTGCCATCCTCAGAAGCATAAACTCTGTCTCCTTTTTTGACTGCACCTATAACTTTTACTGGAACACGTCCTACCAAAGCAATTGATTGTCCATCTGCATCTTTGTTCATTAAGAAAGCAGGTTTTTCTGAAACAACTCCTAAAGGTTGTGAGTTTTCATCACACGCTGTCATTTCTGCACTGCCTGATCTCTGTATTGTCATTACTGTTCCAACTTCGTATTCTTTGTCTGTTGAATATTTTTCAGCCAAGTCAGCATAGTTGGCTTGTGAAGCAATACCATTGAACACAACTGCTGAAATATTTCCTGATTGATCTCTTAATGGAGTTGAGTTTGCAACAGCACCTGTGTTACCAGCATAAACTGTTCCACCTGCTAAAATTCCTGTAGATGAATCTGCGTTTCCTTTAAATGCTGTAGAATGCATTTCATCCCACTTGTTTGTGGCTGTACCAATTGTTCTCACGCCTGATGCACTTGGTTCAAAACCGTCTGTTGTGATTCTTGCAATTTCAGTTACTGGTCCAGATGCATTTACTTTGAATACAATTTCATCACCTATTTCATTTCCAATGTGTACTTCGTTGTCATTTTGAATGTCAACTCTTAAGTCACCGTCGTCACCTAATAAAAATCCTTGGTCACTGAATCTTGCTAAACCTTGGAATGCACTTCCACCTGATTGTAAAAATTCTGTTGGTAATTTTCCACCAAATCTTAATGCATTAGAAGATGTTCCATGAAACTGATGATCAGTTGATGTTACACCGTTAGTTGCGTTTTGTGTGTTCTTTAAAGTTAAACCTGCTCTAATTACATCAAAGCCTGTGATAACATTGGCAGGGTCTGCCGTAGAAACTGTAAATTCAGATTGTGATATTACATATATTACTTCATCGTTAACAACTGCTTCAATAATTAAATTACTTGCATTGGTTGTGTCTACGATTGTTCTGCTTCTTAATTGTGTTACAGCATCTCCAACGCCTTGTGGACCTACTAGTGTGAATGAACTTCCGTTGTATGCGTACAACTGTTCATTGGAAGTGTCCCACCAAAAGTCACCTGTTACAAGTCCTGTTGGTTGCGTTGCTGATACTTCAGCACCACCTGTTGTTTTAAATTTTGTACCATCATAAAACTTTAATTTATTAGTGCCTGCATCAAACCAAAGTTGACCACTTATCGGTCTTGCTGGACTGTTAGAACTAGCAAATGATTCTAGTAAGTGTAAAAAGTTTTCGTTCTGGATTTCGCCGTATCCTGCATAGTTTTTACCCACAAAACGTAGGCTAGTAGACTGGTCTATTGTACCATCATCAACTGAGGATAATAAAGTGCCATCAAATTTGTTTATTGTATATGCCATATAATTCTTCTCTCCTTGTATTTATAACAAATTAATACGGAGTTGTAGGTGTAATTTCTTTATCAAACGCCCACTTTGTTGTGCCTCCATCATCAACAACACCAAATTGTAGTAATTTTCTAACTGGTGTCATTGACATGCTACCTGCTAGGTTGTTGAATCCTAAACTTTCTATAACTGATTTGTTTGAATTACCCAACACAGGTACTCTTTCTATTGTACCGCTGTTTGGAGTGTAATTGTTAATTAAATTTCCTGCTGATGTGTCCAAATTGATTGTTAATTTTGTAAATCCTGGGTTACCCAATAATTCAGCACTTACCACTGTGAATGTTGTATTCAATGTTGTGTTGTTGCCACCACCATCGTTAATTGCGTCTACATTTGCTCCTGAAATTGTAACAGTTTCACCTGCTTCATAACCATGAGCACTTGCACACTCTATTGTAGTTGTAGCACCTAAAGTGATTGAAACAATAGTTTGTGCGTTTGCTGAAATTGTTCTATCAACAGCAATAGTAAATGTGTCAATTGCTGTGTCTAAATCTGCACTTGCTATGGTTACACCACCACCTGCTGAATAATCTGTTGTTTGTACTCTTGCCAGTGTGCCTAATGCTCTTGGTGGAATAGAACTTGTGCCTAATGCACTTGTGTCTACTGAACCTTCACCAGCACCAACACCTCTTGAATATCCATCTACTGGAAACATATCTTGTAATATGTCTGCAATACCTTGATAGTTTGACCCTAGGTCTTTATTTCCTAAACTTGAAATATCTAATTGTACACCAAGTACTGCTTTACTGTCCACGTAACCTTTGGTTGCCGCATCGCTTGACGCTGATGGATCACCAAGTCCTGTGATTCTTGCACTGCTTTGAATTTCAATTACATTTGTGTTTGCACCCAATCCTAAATTGCCAGCACTTGTTGAAATGATTTGATTGTCTATTGTTAAAGTATCAACTGCAAGACTTGTCAGTGTACCTAAATTCGTTAAACTTGAATTAATAACATTTGTTCCTAATGTGTCACCTGATAAAACATCATCAGCACCAACTTTGAATGCTTTGCCTGTTGCAACACCCATATTGATGTTTGATTCCCATCTCTCTGTTGCCGCACTGGCATTGTAAGAATAGGTTAAAGTTTTATGATTAGTTGAAGTAGTTAATAATTCAATACCACCGCCATTTATTCCTGCGTCATCTGTTACAGGTGCATTGTTTTCGTCAACGCTTAATCCTATTGTTCTGTCTTTTACACGAAGTTCATCAACTTCAATTGATGTGTTACTGCCTTCAACAGTTAAGTTTCCAGAAATTCTAACATCACCTGCAACATCTAAACTTGCTGTAGGATTGTCTTTCCATAAACCAACATAACTTTGACCTGCGTCAACGTGCAAGGCAGTTTGTACTACACCTTGCTTGTCAGTTTTAAATTTTATATCACCGTTTGTTAAATTATTTCTAATTGTTAACACATTAGATTCAACTCTAAATGAACCGTCACCACTTGCACCAACTGTAACACCACTGTTGTTTTGAACAGTAAGTGAACCTTGCATAATTTCATCAACATCATCTCTAATAAAACTTGAAGCATTTACAGTTTGATTGTTTATTATTAAACTTTCTGCTTTTGTGGCAGTTCCTACATACTTGAACGTGTCATCTACAGCATTAAAACCTTTTTGCAAAGTTGCTGAAGGATTTGCACTTGTTACAAACGCAGTCAACTGTTCTCTATCGCTCACTGCTGGAGTAAACACAACATTTGAATATGCACCAGCCACTTCTCCTTGAACGTAAAACATTATTACAGTTCTTGTTTGGTTTTGTGTGTCTAACACACTAATACATTCAAAACCTGATTTGCCTTGTTCTTTTGTGTATACTGGTCCTGCTAATATTGGATTTCCTGTGCCATCAAAGAAATATAATTGTTGTCTAGTTGTGTCAATCCATAAATCACCTGCAACTGCATTTGGAGTTTGAGCAGACAATGTTGTTCCACCACTGCTTGTGAATTGACTGCCGTTATAAATTTTTAATTTGTTTTCTGATGTATCATACCAAAGTTGACCTCTGATTGGATTTGCAGGTTCATCTGTACTTGAAAAATTTTCTAAAAGTTTTATAAAGTTTTCGTTTAGAAACTCACCAAAGCCACTATAATTTTTTCCTATAAGTGTTAAATCACTGCTAGTGGAATCAACTGTACCGTCAACCAAGTCAGTTAATATAGTTCCGTCTGTTTTGTTTAGTTTATATGACATATTATGCCGTTGCTCCTGCGTAAATTATGTAGTTTAACGTTAAGAAAGGATCCATTACATTAAATGACTCGCCTACTGTGCCACTTACACCACCTGAACTTGCTAGTGCTTGAGCAGTGTTTATTCCTGTAGGTCCATTAAATTGAATAACTTCTGGATCTGTAGGTGCATCTGCAACATTTCTTGTAACATAAAATTGATCTTGATTGTCTGATCTCAAATCGTGTTCGTGATCTGGTAAATTTTCTTTTGCTATTGTTTTTTGTTCTGCTCCGCCAAAGCCACCCAAAGTATCTGCAACTGAATCCACAGTGTTGTTGGCACTTGTACCACCCATGTTGTCTTTTCCTAGCACTTGTCTTCCTCTTAAATCCGGTATTTTAAACAATGATGTTGAAGAAGGTGTACCATATTGTAAACCAACCACACCATACAATGAAGCATATGTTGATCTGTTTATTTCTTGTCCATCACACAATAACCAACCAGTTGGAGCATTTGCACCAGCAAAGGCAATCACTGAACCAATCGGTGGAGTTGGTACTGTGTCTAAAATTGTTTTTACTGTTGTTCTAAATAAACCTGTTGTTCCTTCAGTTCTGTTTAATAATAGTTCGTCTGAATTTTGTGAAGTTCCTACACTTTGTTTGCTTGAAATAAATGCATTTGAAATTGAAGTTGTAAAAGTTTTTACAAGGTCACCTGTACCATCAAATTGAAAACCACTTGCAGAAACATCTCCTGTCATTTGGAAAGTTGTTGCACTTGTTAATTGATTGGATTGTGTTGCAACACCGTTCAAACTTCCTGAAACATTACCGTTAAATGAACCATAAAATTGATTTCCGTATACATTTAAGAATTTTTTATCTGATGAACCTATGTCGTGTGTTAGTGTTTCATTTGGCATTATAGCATCAACAGTTAGGTTTCCACCTACTGACGCATTTTCACCAACAGTTAAACTTTTTGAAATACCAATACCACCCACTGTTGTGATAGCACCTGTGCCAACACTTGTAGAATCTGTTGTATTGTCTACAATAATTTTTCCTGAACTTGCATCTGCACCTGTTGTTTTAATATTTCCAGATACTTCTAATGCTTCTGTTGGTGCTGTTGTGTTAATTCCTACTTTTTGTGTAGAGTCTACTCTCATTACAGTACGACTTACACCATTGTCATTTACTTTTATATCAATGTTTGATCCTGCTGTTTGATGACTTAATACACCCGCTTGTCCTTCAACACTCAATTTAAGTGTTCCACTTAAACCTACTTCTACACCTGCGTTGTTTTTAATTTTAATTCCAAAGTCTGATGAACTTGTTGTGTCTGATCTTAAAAAATTGTTTGCCGCAACTGTTTGACTACCAACAACAAGTGCGTCGGCTTTTTCTGCAGTTCCGTACATTTTAGGAATTCCGTCACCTTCAACATCTGTTGCACTTAAATTAACTCCTGGCTGAAGTGTACTGAAACCTGCAATGTTTGCCTTTGGAGTGAACTGTTCAGATGATATAATTGCAACTACTTTACCACCTACTTGAATTTTTACTATTGAATGTGCAAGGTCATCTGTGCCTTGAATTGACTCTGGCTTTGTACCACTAGATAAACCTGTGCTGAATTCTGGACCTACAAGTATCCAACCTGAACCTGTAAACAAATACAGTTGTTGGTTACCAGTGTCTACCCATAAATCACCTGCAGTACTTTCTGATGCACCTGGTTGATTACCACCTTTTCTTAATCCACCACTTGATACCCAGTTTGTTCCATCGTAAACTTTAAGTTGGTTTGTGCCTGGAGTAATGTCATACCATAGTTGACCTTCTATAGGTCTAGACGGTGCTGAGTTTTTTGCAAAATTTTCTAATAGATGTAAAAAGTTTTCACCTATTACTTGTCCGT